CGTTTCACCCGCGAGATAACCTTTGAGACGCTGATGCAGCGGATGGAAGACCTGCCCTTCATCGATCTGGAATATAACAGGGGCGACGTCCCTGTTGCCTTCATCAAGGACTGGAAGCCGGTCATCCCCTACGGCCAGATCTACCGGACGATCTGGCGCTGCGGACATTGCCAGAAGGAGATTGACCGGAAAGACCGCTACTGCCGCTTCTGCGGGACGCAGCTGCTCGACGAGGAAGTGCTGGCCGAATACCCTGAGGAGGTGGTGCTGTCATGACGCTGGATGAGTACCAGTTCGACGCGGCGCGGACCATCGCAGCCGGCCAGAACGCTGTGCAGCACGCGCTATATGGCATGGCATCCGAGGTCGGGGAGCTGCTGGGCATCTACCAGAAGAACTTACAGGGGCATCTGTTCGACGCGGAGCACGCCCAGAAGGAGCTGGGCGACGTGCTGTGGATGGTGGCCGAGTACGCGACCGCGATGGGCTGGAGCCTGTCCGACATCGCGCGGATGAACATCGAAAAACTGCGCAGGCGCTATCCGGTCGGATTCGATCCGGAGCGCAGCCTGCACAGGGAGGAAGGAGACGTCTGAACATGGACAGCATCGAGACCATCAACCGCTGCATTGCCATCTTCCGGAAGAACGGCCAGCCGGCCATTGCGAGGGAGCTGGTCGAAGTCCGGGAAGAACTGATTCATCTGCGGTATGAGCTGGAGGAGTCCAGCAAGGCCGCGCGGCGTCTGGCCAGGGCCATCGATCAGATCCTCGACATCGCGGAGGATTCCTGGATGGAGGTGGACATCTTTGAGTAAGGCCAAGCGGGCAACACCCAGAGAGCCGCCGAAACCCTCGCCGCTTCAGGCGGCGCAGCAGTCGCCCGTTGCGGAGCTGAATGTCATGGCGGCCATGCTGGCGGAAGCCAGGCACGCGCTGACTGTGCAGAAGTACACAGATCTCGACCTGAAGGCCGCCGCGGACCGCGGCTTCGCTGCCGGCTACCAGCTGGCCGGGCTGGAGATCGTCAAGTGCATGTATGCGGCCGTGTGCCTGACGCTGCACGAGAAATTCGGCTTCGGCGAGGAGCGGCTGCTGCGCACGCTGGAAGATCTGGATCACAAAACGTGGCTCTGCATAGAGCACCACGAAATCACGGAGCAGGTGTATCAGGAAATCGGGCTCCGGCTGAATTTCGACGAACTGTCTGACAGGGTGACGCTGCAGAAGGGCAAGCGGTGGAGAAAGCCGCGGAAGCCTTGAAAATCAATGTTTCACATGGAACGAGGAAACGGCTACAAGGGGGGCATGAGTATGATGCTTGACGGCGAGATGATGGAGATCCTGAAGGACATGGAAGACCGCTACACAGAGGCGGCGGCGATCCTGGACGGGATGGAGGATGATCGGTTTTCCCGGCGGGCCGCTGCGCTGCGTCTGGCGCGGGAGAAGCTGCTGCTGCCGGACTGGTGCTATGTAGGCGCGGACGGTAACCCGGACAAGCCCGGCATCTACTACGTGATCGTGATCTATTCCGGCTGGGATAAGGAAAAGCAACAGCCGACCGATGAACGCTTCGCGGAGCTGACCACGCGAATGCTGGATGAGCACGACCCGTTGATTGATGACTGGGTGATGAAGGGCCAGCCCAACGAGGGCCTTGTCTGGTATGAAGAGGTCGGGAGCAACGCGAACGAGTATGTCTACGCATGGCTGCCGATGGAGGTTGACCCGGCGGACGTGAAGCTGCCGGAGGGGGTGAAGTGGGCGTGATGACCAGAGATGGGATTGTATCCCCGGAGGCGCTGATCCGGGCATGCACGACAACAGACGACGGGGAAACTGAGATCCAGGAGCCGGAACTGCAAGAGATTCTCCACCGCTGCGGGCTTCAGGCGGACATCGCCTGTGCATTCAAGGCGGCGAACCTGTCCGAGCGCGAGGAGGGCGTGCTGTACGCCCGGTACGTGATGGGGCTTGATCTGCCACAGACCGGGAAGATCTACGGTGTAACCCGTGAGCGCATCCGGCAGATAGAGGCCAAGGCGCTGCGGAAAGTGCACGGACGCAAGGCCGCTATGCGAATCCTCAAATACGGCATGGAGGCTTACGTGGACGACGCCATGGACAAGATCCGGGACATGGAGCGCAAGCGCTGTGAGCAGGAGATCGAGCTGTTTAAGGCAAGCTGGACAGCCAGCCACGCAGAGGAGAAAACCGAGCTGAAGATCGACGAAAAACGGATGCAGGACATGCGGTTGGCAATGCCGCTTGAAGAATTGGATCTGAGCGTCCGGTCGTATAACTGCCTGAAGCGGAAAGGGCTGAACACGTTATCGGACATCATCGACTTTGTGAAGGACAACAAACAGGCATGGTACGCGAGAGTGCGCAATCTGGGGAAGAAAAGTGCCGATGAAGTGGCCAGAAAGGTGTTTGAGCTGACCGGGGTGCAGATCAACACATGGGAAACGGGGGAGGTTATCTATGGCTAAACTTCTGATTGATTCCGATATGGCAAAAATGCTGAGAAACTGCCACGAGTGCATGCTTGGCTATGGTGGATTCTGCGCGGCTACTCCATCCGAAGTGGACGAGAGGTGCCCAGACGAAGACAGACCAGATTGGTGCCCGATGACCGAATTGCCGGAAGGGGTGAAGTGTGTATGATTCAGGCTATCCTTGCTGTGGTTGGCGTAATCGCGCTTGCTTTCGGGATCGTTGTCTTTGTCGTAAAGGTAAGCGAGCCATTTCAGCGGGTGGAGGATCTGGAAGACGCGATGCGCAGACAGGAGGATTTCCATGGCACGACTGATTGAGAAAGAAAACGTCGCAGAGTACGGCGGGGATACAGTCTTCCTTGAGACGCATTGCGGCGCTGGCCTTGTGGCCATTATCGCCGTATCTTACAGGCGGAACGCGGACGGAATCGAAGAGCCGCACGCCGTCGAATGGTCCGGATTCGTTGAACACGGAGAATACAGCATGGACGAGTACGGGATCACCTGGCGCTTGTGGGACGTGAACGTAGAGACGCCAAGCGTTCAGCAGATGGCAGCGGATCCGTGGGAGGTGTACTGATGGACATCATTGACATCATCATCAAGGCCTGCGTCGCCTTCCTCCTGCTGGTGTTCGTGATCTGTCTGGTGCTGACCATCGCGATGGTGATTGGCGCGGCGATCAAGGCGGCGCGGGAGGAACGCGAACAGAAGGCCAGATGGGAGGAACAGCGCCTTCGGGGGATGGAACAGGAAGCACGGCGGAAAGAGGGCGACGATCTTGATTGCGACTGACAGGATCAAGGAAGCGTTTGCGGCCAAGCTGCGGGTGCTGCTGAAGGAGCGGGGCATGCGGCAGGCCGATCTTGCGCGGGAGCTGCACATGACCAGGGCGGCGACAAACGGGTGGACGAGGGGAAAGCGCTTTCCCACGATCGAGGTGGCGGTACAAATCGCCGACCTGCTGAAAGTGACCATGGATGAGTTGCTTTGTACGGCGGAGCTGAGAGGCGAACGGAGGGCGCAGGATGAACACAAGGTTTGAAATCAACGTGCCCGGTCCGATCTACGATCCGGACGCTGTGGGCGAGACGCTGGAAGCAATCCTCGACGCGCTGGACGATGAGCGCGGGCGGCATGGCTGGTCGCTGAGTGATCTATCGAGAGCCATCGGCAGGGCGGCGAACACGTCCACCACCGTCCTGTACCATCGCCGGGCGTTGTCTGTTAGCACGCTGCTGCGAATGATCGACGCGCTTGGCCTTCGCGTCGCGCTGATTGACAGCAACGGGCGGGACATCATGCAGGACGATGGGACGGGATTCTGACTCGACAAGGAGTGAGACCATGGCAATCAAGATTGCCTCCGCGCGCTTCGGGTGGCTGATGCGCGTAGAGCACAGCAACGACACAGACACGGGGAAGGCGCTGACCGTGTTCCATTGGACGCGCCAGAAGGCCAGCGCAAAGCCCTTCAAGGAGGGCAGCAGGGAGCTGGATGACGTCCACGAGGCGCTGTACAAAGACGGCATCATGCACGACCTTGTGCGCGAGTATGTGCCGTGGGTGGATGACAGGTGAAAGGAGAACAGTATGAGCATTGATCAGGTGATCCTCTGGGTGCAGAATGAACTCCGCAACGCGCAGACCGATCTTCTGGCCGCTGAGCGCACGAAGGATGACGTCCGCTTCGCGGTTGCCCTCCGCAAGCTGGAAGCCCTGCAGGAGATCGAGACCATCCTTAACAGCGTGAAGGGAGGCGACATCGAGTGATGGAAAAGGTCGACATGGGTGTCCGCGATCTCCTTGACCTGTATGACGCGCTGGTCCGCTGGGCGCGGATCCACGGCGAGTCCATGCAGAACACCATCGAAATGCTGGAATACATCCGGCGCGTGAAATCCAAGGAGCCGCTCCGGCAGGAGGTGGATGTGTATGAAGATTGAGACGCTGGAAGTGGCGGGGATCGGGCCTGCTGTCAGGGCGCTTCGGAATCCATACAGTAACTGGTCCCTGTCCGACACGAAGCACGGCATGATCGGTCCGAAAGACATGCACCTGTCTGACCGGCTGGCCAAGTCCGGCGGAAGTCACTCCAAGCACCTGCGCATGATCCAGGTGTGGGCGGAGATCTGGGCGCCGCGCTACTGGTGGACCGAGTTTGATACGTACAGGCAAGGCGTCGAGCGCCTGTCTACCAGCACCATGCACACGCTGACGAAAACGCAGCTCACGCGGGAAAACTTTGAGTGGTCCGGGAATGTGGATGATCTGACCGGGATGATTTCATCGCTGAATGAGCTGATCGAAGAGTATCGGCAGGCAGACAGGGCCGGGACGCCTTCAGACCGGGAGCTGGCCTTCCGGGTGCTGAAGCAGTCCCTGCCGGAATCATTCATTCAGCGCAGGACAGTCATGGCCAGCTATCAGGCGCTGCGGCACATGTATGAGGATCGCGCCGGGCACCGTCTCCGGGAGTGGCAGACCTTCCGGGCATGGTGCGAGACGCTGCCGGAGGCCTGGATGATCACCGGCCAAGTTCCGGAGTTCAAAGTCTATGACGAACTGCATGATGATTAAGGGGGTGACAATGTGGTTGACCTGTTCCGCATGCGCCAGCTGATGCGGCAGCTGAAGACGGACGAGCGCAACGTGGCGGCCGCTATGGCGCGGGCGACAAAGATCACACAGGGGTTTAGCGATATGCCGCACGCGCCGGGCGTAACGGACCGGGTGGGGCAGGGCGCTGTTGAACTGTTCGAGGCTGAGCGGGTCCGGGATGAAACCATGTCGGAATTGAGCTCCCTCCGGAATGCTCTCGGGCCGCTGCTGAATGAATTGCCGGAAGATACGCGGGAGATCCTCCGCCGCCGATACATAAACGGGGACAGCCCAATGCTGATTGCCATCTATGAGCACCTGAGCGAGCGGCATGTGTTCAGACTGCTGAGGAAGGGCGAGGCGCAGATCAAGTACATTCAGCAGCCTTGACGCGAAGATGTCATTGATGTCAGTAAATTTTCCGAGTATAGTGTAAGTGGTCGAAAAGACCGACAGCCGGGCCTCATTCTCCCGGCACATCCATCCTTCCCTTGGTGCGTCATGCGTGGATTGCGCTGGCGCACTTTTCATATAACAGCGAAAGGAGGGCGGCCATGGCTGCCAACAGCGAAAAATCAGCGCGCGGTCGTGGCCGCCCGTTTGAGAAAGGCAAAAGCGGAAACCCAGCCGGCAGACCGAAGCAGACGCAGGAAGAAAAAGACGCGCTTGCGATGATACGCGCATTAGCACCAGAGGCGGCTGAGTGTTTGAAAAACATCTTGCACGATAAAAGCGCAAGGGCTGACACAAAGCTTCGGGCAGTTGAAATCATACTTGAACGCACATACGGCAAACCGAACACGGTAGATATAAACATCGAAAACCGCAACGCTCCGATCTATGAGCTATTGAAAAAGCTGGACGGTGAGTGCGATGTTTAGCCAGATGCAGCGCAGCTTCTGGCGGGAGTGCAATCATCGCTGGAACGTCAAGACCGGCGCCACACGGTCCGGGAAAACCTATCAGGACTATTTCCTGATTCCGCGCCGGCTGCTGGCCGTTGCCGGGCAAGAGGGCCTGAACGTGATTCTGGGCAACAGCCGGGAGACAATCCGCCGGAACATCCTTCTCCCGATGCAGTCCATGTATGGCGCTGAGTACGTGGGCAGCCTGCGGGCCGACAATTCCGTTGAGATGTTCGGGCAGAAGGTTTTCTGTCTGGGCGCGGACAACGTCTCCCGGGTAGACAAGCTGCGCGGTTCATCGGTCAAATACTGCTACGGGGACGAGATCACGACCTGGCACCCGGACGTGTTTGACATGCTCAAGAGCCGCCTTGACAAGCCCTACTCCATCTTTGACGGAACTTGCAACCCGGACAATCCCCGCCATTGGTTCAAGCGGTTTCTCGATTCGGATGCGGACATTTTCCAGCAGGCGTATCGGCTGGATGACAATCCTTTTCTGGACCCGGTTTTCGTGGAGAACCTAAAGCGGGAGTATTCCGGCACGGTCCTTTATGACAGGTACATCCTCGGCCTGTGGGTGGCTGCTGAGGGCGTGATCTATCGGCAGTTCGCGGACCACCCGGAGCGGTTCGTGGTCAATGATCTGCAGGATCAAAGAATTTCCCGCGCTGTGATCGGTGTGGACTTCGGCGGCGGCACTTCCGCGCACGCCTTCACCTGTACCGGATTCACCACCCGCGGCGCGCTTGTGGTGCTGGATGACTACCACGAAACAGACGCGATGGACCCGGCCAAGCTTGAGCGGGACTTTGTGGACTTTGTGAAGCGCTGCCAGATGCGCTGGCACGTCACAGACGTGTGGTGCGATTCAGCGGAGCAAACGCTCATTAACGGCCTCCGCGTGGCTGCAGCGCGGGAGCGGATCGGCGTCAACATCGGCAACGCGATGAAGAAACCGATTAACGACAGAATCCGGGCGCTGTGTATCCTGATGGGCGCGGGGCGCTTCTTCTGCGCATCGGAATGCACGGTCACTATTGAAGCGCTGAAGAGCGCGCTATGGGACAGCAAGCACACGACAGAGGACGTCCGGCTGGATGACGGCACGACGAACATCGACAACCTGGACAGTCTGGAGTACTCCTTCGAGCGGGAAATCCCCACACTGATAGAGGGCTGGGGGCGGTGATATGCAGGTACTCAGAAAGTTGCGAGATTGGGGGCGAAGGCTCATGGACAGGGTAAGCAGCACCACGGGCATTGCCCGCGAATACAAGACGGTTTTCGAGCTGGCAGGGGTCCCGGCGTTCAGTCAGTTCTATGATGTGGGGATCTACCTGTGGAAATGGCTGTACAGGGGATTCTATAAGCCCTGGCATCTGGTCCCGGCGCCTACGGTTTCGGACCCGAAGCATCAGCGGAATCTGTACAGGCTGAACGCGGCAAAGGCGGTCTGCGCGGAAATCGCCGGGCTTGTCTGGGGCGAGGAATGCGCGGTCAACGTCTCCATTGACGGCAGGGAAAGCACGGAGGAAAACCCGGACCCGCTGAACGCCTTTGTGCAGACTGTCCTCTGTGATAACGCTTTCCGGGAGAAAATGCAGGAGAGCATCGAGCAGGCCTGCGCGCTCGGCGGCAGCGCCTTGAAGGTGTGGCGTGACGCAAGGCGGGACTCCGAGGGCAAAGAGGTAGAGGGGACGGAGCAAATCCGCATCGGCTACGCTATGGCGGATCAGTTTGTGCCGATCTCGTGGGACAATGCGAAGGTACATGAAGCCGTCTTTATCTCCCGCGTGGCGAAAGGCGGCTGGTACTATACACGGCTTGAGTGGCACACCTGGGACGGCATGACCTACACGGTCAAAAATGAATTGTTCCGGGCGGACATGCAGAAGGGCGCGAACGGTGACAGCCAGGACATTCTCGGAATCCGAGTGCCGCTCGCGGAGATGTATCCTTTTCTTGACGAGGAAACGATCATTCCGGTCGGCGAGTCTCTGTTCACGTACTGGCGGACGCCTATCGCGAACAACCTTGACGACAATTCCCCATTGGGGATGAGCATGTACGGGAACGCGCTGGAAACCCTGCACGCCCTGGACATCTGCTATGATTCCTTTGTGCGTGAGTTCCGGCTGGGGAAGAAAAGAATCATCGTTCCTGCGCGGGCGGTCCGCACGGTGATTGACCCGACAACAGGGACGCCGCGTCGATACTTCGACCCGACAGACGAAACCTATGAAGCCCTGGCCTCCGATGATCCGAACGATTTGAAGATCACGGACAACTCGGTAGAGCTGCGCGTGGAGGAACACGTCGCAGCCCTGAATGCTTTCTTGTCCATCCTCTGCCTGCAGCTCGGCTTTTCTGCGAATACATTCTCCTTCGATGAGAAGAGCGGAATCAAGACGGCCACGGAAGTGGTCAGTGAGAACAGCAAGACCTACAAAACGATCAAGACGATTCAGAATCAGCTTGCGCCGGCTATTGAGCACCTGGTCCGGAACATCATTGATGTGGCTGTCCTGTACGGGATGGAGTACGAGGGGCAGAGCATCGAAAGCCTGGCAGCGCCGGGGTATCATGTGCAGATCACCTTTGACGACGGTGTGACGCAGGACCGGCAAACCAACATCAACGAAGGCGTCATGTTGGTCGGCGCTGGGCTGCTGTCAAAGTTCACCTTCCTGACAGATAAGAAATACGGGCAGGGCCTGACACCGGAGCAGGCGGAGGAAGAGCTGAAGCGGATCAGGGAGGAAGGCACCGGCCCGGCGATTGACGTGACGCGGCTTTACGGTGGTGGTGTGTAATGCATCCGTCCAAGCTGCAGGATCTTTCGTGGGCTATGGCTGAAGTCTACGCAAGCGTCACGGATCAGATCCTGATAAACCTTGCGACATACTTCCCGTTCATCAAGCAGGGCGGGGAGGTGCGGGATCAGTTCAACTACCAGGCGAGGATGCTTGCGCAGATGGGACAGGTAACGAAAGATACGGCCTCCATCATTGCGCGGAATCTTGGCGGAGCTGATGCAGCGCTTCAGAAAGCCCTTGAGACGGCGATCCTCGAGGGGCTGGCCGACGAAGAGCCGCGGCTTCGGAAGGCAGCGGAGCGGGGGCTGCTGTCGAATACGGTTCAGGACCTCGCGCCGAACCAGATGCAGGCTTTCCAGTCCTACTACAGACAGAGCGCGGACAAGCTGAATCTGGTTAACACGGTCATGTTGGAAAGCACACAGGCGGCCTACAAGGCGACGGTCAGCGACATTGCCTCGAAGATGTACTGGACGCAGTCCTATCTGAACATTGAGACGGGCGGCGTCATATCAGGCGTCACAGCCTACAATGACGCGGTGCATCAAGCTGTCTGGAGGATGGTCGGGAACGGGATCACCGGCTTTATCGATCACGCGGGGCGCCATTGGAGCCCGGAAGCCTATGTGGCGATGGACATCAAGACAACGATGTTCAACACGGCCCGCGCGGCCGTCTTTGAGCGATCCGAAGAGTACGGCTGCGACACTTATCTGGTATCCAGCCATAACGGCGCCCGGCCGCTATGCTTCCCGTGGCAGCAGAAGGTCATTTCCCGGGCGGATCACACGCGGACAATCGTAGACCTTGACGGGAACGAGGTCCGGGTATACGCGCAGTCAGAGACCACCTATGGACAAGCCGCCGGCCTGTTTGGCGTCAACTGCATGCATTATCCGATGACCTTTATACCGGGCTTCAGCACGCTCAAGGGTCGCCCGCAGAGCGAAGCGGAGAACGACAAGACCTACCAGGAGAGCCAGCAGCAGCGGGCGCTGGAAAGGCACCTGCGCGAGGAGAAAAGGAATCTTTCCGTTCTCGAAGCCCAAGGCGCGCCGGAAGATCTGATAAAGGCGCAGCAGGCGCGCGTGGATGAAGCCTCCTATCAGATTGACGAATTCTGCGACAGAACCGGCCGCGCAAGGCGCAAAGAGCGCGAATATACGCCTGTCAACGCCACATTCCCGCCGGAAGATACCTACGACGTGACCGAGTTTCCGCGGGACACTCAGCAGCAGATGCGGACATTCTTCGAGCAGCAGGCGCAGCCGATCGATATGCAGCTTGAGATCCAGACGCCGGAGCCATGAAAGGCGAGAAAAAAGGGAGGTGATTTCTTGGCCTGTACGCATCCGGTCCTTTACAACCGCGGGAAGGACCTTGTCTGCCACATCTGCGGCGCGGTTATCAAGGCGGAAGCAAAGGAAGAGCCGCCGAGGAAACGGAAACCGGCGGCGAAGTCCTCCTAACCTGTCTATCACGTCCGGCGGGACGTTAAACACGCGCCCGGCCTATCACTCTATCAGGCCGTAAAAAGGAGGGTCAAAATGGGCAACATCATGACACGGGCGGCAATTAACAAGATCATGGCCGACGAAAGCGCAACACCGGAGCAGCGGACGGAGCAGGTTATGGCTCTGTACGGCCGGGCGCTGGATGATGGTTATGTATCCAGGACTGCCGCACAGACGGCGCAGGAATCAGCTATTGAGGCGGCGCGGGCTGAATGGGAAAAGGGCATTGTCAAACCGGACCCGAAGCAGAGCGAGGAATACAGAGCACTGCAGGGGGAATTTGACGCCTATCGGACCATGCAGCAGGCGCGAGGCTCCGAGGACTTCCGGGAGGTCAAGCCGAAATTCTTCGAGGCGGTCTACGGCATGATTCAGCGCGGAGACGGGGCGAAACCAGTTAAGGACCAGCTTGCGGAGATCCGGGGAAGGTATGAGGAATATTTCACCCCTTCTCAGCAGGCACCGAAGCCCACCTTTGGCGCGCCGACTCAGGGCTCGATGCCCACGGGCGACGAAGGCGCGGAAGCTCAATTCCTCAAGGCGTGGGGAATCCCAACAAAAAAGTAAAGGAGAGATGAACAATGGCATTCGTTCAGACCAATGTCAACTACGCGGCTGAGTATAGCCGCGCTGTCGCCAACGCTTACCCCTATCTGTCCTACTTCGCCCCGATCTGGGCGAGCACCAACAGCACCCTTTACAAGCCGGGCATGGGTAAGACCATGTACATTCCCAGCTTCACCGTGAAGGGCGCCTCCGCTGTTGACCGTGACAGTCTGAGCGGCGTTTTCGCCCGCAACTGGAACAACGACCTGCAGCCCGTCACCCTGGAGATGGACCGCGAGTGGTCCACCCTGATTGACCCGATGGACATCGTCGAGACCAACGACGTCGCGACCATCGCAAACATCACCAAGACCTTCAATGAGTTTCAGAAGATCCCGGAGATGGACGCGTATCTGGCCGCGAAGCTGTACTCCTCTGTCACGCCGGACACCACGGCCCTGACAGCGGCGAACATCCTTCAGACCTGGGACGGCTACCTGGAGGCGCTGACCAACGCCCGAGTGAACCGCGACCGCGTGACGGCCTACATGACCCCGGCCACGTACAAACTTCTGAAGGAGGCCGCCGGTCTGACCCGGTTCATCGATACGGCGGAAGGCTTCCGGGGCGTTGACCGCAATGTCGCCCGTCTGGATGGCGTGAACGTTCGCGAGGTTCCCTCCGATCTGATGAAGTCCTCCTATGTCTTCACCGAGGGCTGGGTCCCCGCTACCGGCGCGAAGCAGATCAACATGATCCTCGCTGACCCGGACGCCGTCGCCGCGCCTGTGAAGTATGAAACCGCCATGATGAGCGCGCCCACTGCCCAGAGCAAGGGTAAGTATCTGTACTATGAGCGCTACTACTACGGCGCTTTCGTGCTGGCCACCCGTACCGGCGGCGTCATCGTTAACGCTGCCACTTAAAGGGGGAAAACGGCGTGATTGTAGACTATGAGTATTACTTCAATGTCTACAAGGGGAGCGAGGCTACAGAAGCCTCGTTCCCCGCGCTGTACGCCCGCGCCGCTGATGTGATTGGGGCAATGACTCGCTGGCAGGCTGTCGAGACCGGTTTCAATTCCCTGCCCGCTATGCAGCAGGATCTCGTAAAAAAGGCGATCTGCGCGCAGGTTGACTTTTTCGCGGTCAATGGGCTTGACTCTGTAGCGGGAGGGAATGACCGGGGCTTTACGGTCGGAAAGGTGAGCGTCTCCGGTAAATCCGGGAGCGAGCTTGTGCGGCGCGGCGCTATGGCGGAAAACATTTCTCCCCTTGTGGTGATGTACCTGGAACAGACGGGCCTGATGGCCCCGCAAGTGGCAACCGGGCCGGATTGGTGGTGGTGACATGCTGCGACCGATCCCGAGCAGGATCCTCCGGAGCACAGCAGAGGTGAAAGTCTGCACCGGGACAGACCTGCATCAGAATCAGACCTTCGATGGCGTCACGGTGGAGCATGTCCATCTGCAGCCGACGGACAGGATCGTAAAGGGCACGGGAAACACAGATCACCAGCTAACGTCTATACTCTTCGCAGATGCCAGGCATTCGACCGCGTTTGACTGGCGCGGGGCTTTCGATTCCGCCCACCTGCGCGGGGGAGACGTATTTGTGACCGTGCGCGGTGTTGAATATACGGTCCTTTCGGTGGACGCGTTGTATGATGATTCTGACCACTTCCACCACTGGGAAATCGGGCTGGGGTGATGCTGTATGCGCGTAGTTGTACCGAAAACACAGATCAAGGCCAAGGTGCAAGGCGCTTTCAAAAAGGGCCTCGGCATCCTGACCGAGGAGATCATGAACGATTGCAACCAATACTGTAAGGTTCGTGACGGGGCGCTTGAGGCATCCGCGCTGACTCACTCCATCCCGAGGGAGGGCAAGATTATCTGGCAGACGCCCTACGCGAAGCGGCAGTATTGGGCAATCCGCACGGCAATAACCGACATCAACCCGCTTGCAACCTGGAAGTGGTGCGAAGTGGCGAAAATGAACCACCTTGACAAGTGGGAGAAGCAGGCCCAGCGCCTGATGGAGATGAACCTATGAGCGCAATAAACGAAGTGCTCGAGGCGGTCATAGGTCTGATGAACGCACAAGACGGCCTCTTCGCAACGGTTACGCGGGGCGCGCTTCCTACGGGAGCAGGGCTTGTCTGCGAGATCGGACCGTCCAGCCCGTCCTCTATGCACATGAACAAGAACACGGTGATTCCGCTGGACGTGACGCTGAACGGGAAGAATCACAACCTGCAAGTGCTCTCCGATACGATGAACTTTCTTCACGGGGTTCTCACCAGGGCAAAGGTTTATCCTGCGTCTGATAGCTGGCAGATCATCGACATTTCAACCGTTACCTTCCCGCAGGTGATCGGGCGGGAAAACAACAACGACTGGCTGGCGGCTTCATCGCTGTCAGTCAAATTCTTCTGGAGAGGTGATTAAACAATGGCAATGCCGAATCTCAACCCTGAATGGGTTATCAAGATGTTCATCGGCACGGAATACGCCACTTCGGCGTGGACCTATGCTCCCCTCTGCGCGGGCATTGAGAGCATCAGCCCGAGCGTGAACGAACAGAACCAGCAGGCCTTCTACATGTGCGGCCAGGGCGGCGCCTGCAACGTGGTGACGGGCATTGCGCCGGAGTACGATGTGAGCGGCCACCGGGTGATCGGTGACGCGGCCCAGGACTACATCGCCGGCCTGCGCTACAGTCTCGGCCAGAACCGCGTCTCCTCGCTGAAGGTGGAGATCTACGACGGGACCACCCTTGTCGAGACCATCGTGGCGGACTGCACGATCACGGACATTGTCGACTTTGGAGGCAACGCTACGGACGTTGTCCCGTTTAGCTGCAAGCTGCGCGTGAACGGGATCCCGACCGTGACGCAGGCGTGACGCCCGCGAATTGATCCAACCGGGGGAGGGGGTTACATCTCCCTCCCCTTTTCGTCTAAGGGGGAGTATCTTTGTTTGAGCGGTTGAAGAGCCTGATTCACATCGGGCCGCGCTATAGGAGTCTGGGGAGGATCCATTGTACTGTACCTGTCAAAGAGGGAGACGAACTCCTGAGGCTGCGCGTGGACGCGGACCCGAATCTCCTTGTCACGCGCATCTCTGAAGCCGTCAAAATGATGCAGGCATTGCCCGCGGAACATACGCCGGAACAGGCGCGTGACGTGGCGCTGTACTTTGCAACGGTCCTTTTCGGCAAGGAGCAGGCGGGCAAGCTGCTTGACCTGTACAACGGATCCGCGGAAAGTGTGCTGTACATGTGCAGCATCATCGTGGAGAAGGACCTTGCGCAGCGGATCAGCAAGGCCCAGAAGCGCGCAAAATGAAGCTGCAGGAACGGCTCCCGGATGGCGTGACAGTCAAGGGAAGATTCTTCCGCATGGACTTTGACTTCCGGAATGTGCTGCGGATGCTCGACGAGCTGGCACGGGATGATCTTATGCCGGAGGCGAAGATTTACCGCGCGCTCCGCTGCCTGATGAAGCGCCCGCCGAGGGATGCGGCGCCGGTCATGGAGGCGGTCAAGGGCCTTCTGTTCCCGGAGACAAAGCAGAACGCGAAGAAGGACAAAATCACGGACTTTGAGCAGGACGCCGATCTGATTCGGGCGGCTTTCCTTCAGTCCTACGGGATCAACCTGTGGCGCGACCGGCTGAGCTGGTTCGAGTTTTCCTCCCTGCTCGCCTGCATGCCGGAAGGCTCGCGCTATTCGGAAGTCCTCGGAATCCGTACACGGCCTATGCCATCGGCGACGAAATGGAATGCGGAAGAAAGGCGCTCGCTGGCGGAGGCCAAGGCCCGCTATGCGGTGCGCATGACAGATCAGGAGCGCGCGCAGCAGATGGCCGACGGGCTGCGAAGCGTGGCTCTAAGCCTGCTGACACTTGCGGAAGGAGGTGGTGCGCATGAGTGACGCGCAAGTTATCTTTGAAATCGGCGCAGATGACACTAAAGCGATGCGGTCGATTGACGGCGTAACGGATTCGCTCAAGAAAGCATGCGGAGAATGGGAGCAGGGCGCCGGGAAGGCCACCGGCTCAATCGGTGACCAGTTCGCGGGCATGTTTGCCAAGATCAGTATTGCGGCAATCGGAGCGAAGGTCGGGCAAAGCCTGCTTGCATTCGGGAAAGACGCTGTAGCTGCTGCCTCTGACCTGCAGGAGGTTCAGAATGTCGTAGACACGACTTTCGGATCCTCGGCGAATCAGATTGACACCTGGGCGAAATCCGCTGCTTCCTCCTTCGGCCTGACCGAGCTGCAGGCCAAGAAGTTTACCAGCACACTCGGCGCGATGATGAAAAGCGCGGGGCTGGCCGGGCCGGAGATTGTCACCATGTCGGAGGATCTGTCCGGGCTGGCTGCGGATATGGCATCCTTCTACAATTTGGACTTTGAGACAGCTTTCCAGAAGATCCGGGCGGGCATCTCTGGACAGACGGAACCGCTGAAAGAGCTCGGAATCAATATGAGCGTTGCGAACCTGGAGGCTTTCGCGCTGACGCAGGGCATCACCAAGGCCTATGACGCTATGTCGCAGTCCGAGCAGATCCAGCTCCGCTATCAGTATTTGATGCAGGCGACGTCCGACGCGCAGGGCGATTTCGCAAGGACTTCCGACGGCTACGCGAACAGCCTCCGCAGGATGGAAACGGCGGTCGACAGCCTCAAGACCACCGCGGGCACGTTTCTCCTGACAACGCTTGAGCCGCTGACTTCAGGCCTCGCAGGATTCCTCGAAAAACTGTTGATTCCCAAGGGAACGACCACAGTCATGGATGAATTCGAGCGGATTGACATTGACGCGGCGGCAAAGCTCCGGGATATTGAGACCACGGCGGAAAAGGCCCAGAACCTGCTCGGCCTGCTGGAACAAATCGCCGGGTATCAGATCAAGAGCGAATCAAGCGGGAACCTCGTTTCGTTTGTCGAGTCCTTCTCCGGAAGCCTGACTGGGCTTGATAACGCTATGGAGGCGGCGAAAAATGGGGATTATGCCGGAACCATCAACGAACTGGCGCTGGCACTCAGCGCGCAGCTCGGCGGCGATCCAGAAAAGTGGAAGACGCTGCTGACAGCAATCGGGGCCAACGCTGGGGACGCAATCGCGGCCATTTCCGGGGACGGCGGCAAGACGCGGGTGTTCCTCGAAGGCGTGGCAGCAAGCGCGGATGATCTAGAGACGGACTATAGCGGATACTGGGCAAACCTGTTGACCGCTCTCGGCAACAATGCCGCGGCGGCCATTACGGCGCTTTCAAACGGCGACGCTTCCGGAGCGGTCATGAAGGCCATTGCAGAAGGCGCGAATTTCCTTGACGCAAGCAGCCCGCAGACGTGGACCAATCTGCTGACAACGCTCGAGAAGGTTGATGGCCTTGAGAACGTGTTTAAGACCAACAGCGGGGATAATGTGCGCGATCTCGCAGCAGCGCTTTCCGGGTCGGCTCCCGACACAAGCAAGGCGACCGCATGGCAGACCTTCCTTGACGCGCTGGGCTCGAATGTCGGCGCGCTGTCTACGCTGACAGGCAAATCTGCGGAGGAAACGTCCGAGTGGTTGACGTCCATGGCGGAGGCCGCAAACCAGATCGAGCCGGAGAACGCGGAAGCATGGAACAGCCTTCTGGCCAACTTTGTGACTGGGCTTCCGGGACTTTCTGACACGGAAGCGGGCGCTCAGTTCCTGCAGAAGATGGCGCTGGAGTTCCTCGCTATGGGCACCGAGAGCGAGGAAGCGCGGGCCGGATTGACCGCTCTCGGCTGGAGTACGGATCAGATTGACCTGCAGCAGAAGCGGTGGCTGGAAACCTGCAGATGGCTTGTGCAAACTATTCCGGGGATTTCGTCCGTTGTGGATCAGGAGACCGGCGCGATCAACGGCGGAACGAAAGCGATCCAGGATTATATCAAAGAATGGGAGAACTATAACACCGTCAAGGCCGTGTGGAGCGTCCACGCGCAGAAGAAACAGGCGATTGATGACTCACAGGCTGAAATCGAAGATCTGAAGGCGCAGAAGCGATACTATGAAGGAATCATACCGGACGCTATAGCAGCATACAAGAATGAGCCCAACCTTTGGAGACGCCAATATATGCAGGCTGCAAACGACGATCTGGCGCAATGGATCAGCATATCCGGCCAGATTGAGACAAAGGAAGCCGCGCAAGCTGAGGCAATAGACAAATACAATAAAGACGGCGAAATGCTTGCGAAAACCTATGGCACGGTTGAGGACGCGGAGGCAAATCTGAATCACGCGATTGAGGAAACCACCCGCGAGATGACTACGCTCGAGAAGGCCGCGAACGGCGACAAGGAAGCCTTGACCGATGTACAGAAGGCGCTGACCGATGCAACCACGGCTATGCAGGATGTGGCCAATTACGCGGAACAGGTGCGGCAGAATACACTTGCCAGCGTGAACTCGACCGTCAAGGGCTTCGGAGAAATCGCCACGCCGGCGCAGAAGGCGGCCAAGGAGCTCAAGAACGTTACCACGCAAATCGATGAGCTGAAAGCAAAGGGAGAAGATACCTCCACACTGAGAGGCACAAAGCAGAGCCTCGAGTCGACGATCCCGACGATTCAAAACATGACGGCGGGCCTTCAAAGTCAGCTCGAGTATATGCAGACGTACCAGGAAAATCTGCGTAGGGCGCGGGAGCTGGGCGTGGACGAAAGCCTGCTCGCCTCCCTTTCCGACGGTTCACAGGAATCATATGACTATCTGCAGGCGCTTGTTTCCGGCGGAGGGGATATCAACAAACTGAATGAGACGTGGCGGACGGTGCAAGCGGAAAAGGAAAAGTTCACCGGCACGCTGACCGAGCAGAAGCTGGAGGCGGATACAGCTTTCCAGAGCCTTGTTGAATCGGCCAATACAGCTATTGCAGGCCTGTCTCTCGGGCAGGAAGCGCAGGCAGCCGTGACGGATACGGTTCAGGGCATTGTCACCGGTCTGGCGGAAAGCAAGGGCGCCGTTACGGAACAGGTGGATGGAATCATGGCGCAGATCAACCGCCTGACAGCTTTCGGCGGCTTTAACCTGCTCGGCGGCGGAATCTCCTTCGTCGGCAGCCTCTTGAACGGATCCCACGCGGACGGCCTGGATTATGTCCCCTTCGACAACTACCTCGCGCGGCTGCATGAGGGCGAGGGCATTCTGACCGCCGAGGAAAATAAAGTCTGGCGGGATTTCAAGTATGGTGCACAATCTTCCGCGATTGACTACGGCGCTATCGGTGCTTCTGTCTGGGACAGTGCGCCGAGCGGCGGCGGAAATGTTTATCTCGACGGCGTGACCGTGGGCCGCGTGATTTCGGCCCGGCAGGCGGACAGCTACAGGGCACTTGAAAGGAGCGGATGGCGGCAATGATTGCATTCAGAGGCGCGGACATTACCACAGCCGCGCCTGACATCAAGATCGAGGATATACACGTCTCTCCTCTGCAGCTCAACGCCACGGCCCGGCAGCGGCCGATCCTCCCCGGCGCGGATTATGTGCGCATGCGGATCGGGACGCGGACAATCCGGGTGAACTTCGCCGTGCTGAATGATGACCGGGAAACGCGGCAGGTGCAGCTTTCCTCCCTTGTGCGGTGGGCAAGATCTGCAAGCCCGGAGGCGCTGGCACTCCCCTACAGGGACGGGAAGATCATTTATGCAGTCTGTACGGGCCTCCCGGAGCCTTCCGCGCGGCAGTGGTGGGAAAACAAGCTGAGTATCACCTGGACCGCCTACGATCCTTTCTTCTACTCTCCCGCGAAGTCCTGCGCTTGTGGGTCTCCATTTACGATCCTCGGCGACGCTGTGCCGAAGGTGTGGATCACGCGGACGCTGGCAGCAGCGGCGAGCAATCAATCCTATTCCGACGGCACGCACACAATGACCTTTTCGACGGTTCCGGCCGGCGAACTGATTATTGATCTGAATCATCAGACGGCATCAGTAGGAGGTTTAAGCATTATGCAATACTGGCCGCTGACCGGCGCGGAGTTCATCCCTCCTGTGATCGGCACACAGACCATCACCGGAACCGGGACAGTCCACTGGCGGGAGGCGTGGCAAGAATGAATTTCATCTTTCTTGACGCCTCCGATCATACGTTATTCTCCAGGAATGACGCGGAGTCTGCGTCCTGGACTCAAGAGGAAATGAGCCTGCAGACGCTTTTCCCCTATGACTCAGCAAAGGTGATTCAGCGCGGGCAGCGGATCGGTTTCTCTGATGATACCGGAACATTTCAGGTTTTCGAGATTCGGAAGGTACGCGATTATGAGCCTGACCACTATCAGGAAGTCACGGCGGAGCACATCGCTATTGCGGAGCTGACAGACGAGTTCTTCAATCAGGAGGATTTCGACGAGGTGACTGCCGGGGCGGTGCTTGCGGAGCTGCTGACCGGGACCCTGTGGCAAGTCGGGACGGATACCACGCAAAACACGTCAAGCGCGCATATCGGCATGGGCCACGTTTGGGCGGACGTGCGGACCGTGGAGGAAAACTGGAACGTATACATCACCCCGCGCGTCACGGTCGGCAGCGCTGGCATCACGGGGCGCTATCTGGACATCAGGACGGCGCAAGGGGTATGGCGCGGAATCCGGCTTTCCCTCGACAAGAATGCAGACGAGATGGGCGTGACCTGGGATGACAGCCGTGTGAAAACCGCACTTTACGGCTTCGGGGCCTCTGTGGACGTGGAGGGGCAGGAAGAACAGGCGCCGCTGACCTTCGCGGATGAAGTCTGGACGGCTACAGCGGATCATCCGGCAAAGCCTGCGGATCAGACATACATCGAGGATCCGGCGGCCACGGCAGCCTATGGGCGAAACGGCCGGCCGCGCTTCGGCTTCTACCAGAACGGGGACATAGACGACCCCGCGCTGCTGCTGGAAAAGACATGGGAAGCGCTGCAAAGCGTTTCTTCTCCCGACGTAACTGTTGACTGTATGGTCAGAGACCTGCACCGGCTGGGCTATGCGGATCAGCCGCTGCGCCTGCATGATACGGCGCTTGTGGAGATTCGCCCGACGGGCGTGGTCCTTGCGCTGGAGATCATCAAGTTGACCGTCGACCTTCTGGACCCGACCGCAACGCGGCCGACCATAGGCACCTATATTCCGAACATTGTCTATATTGCGAAGGAGACCAACGACCGCGCTACAGGCGGCGGTGGAGGCTCCGGCGGGCAGACAAACGCGGAGTATGAAGTCTCTGAATTCGAGACGGAGATAGCGCTGAACAAGTACGAAATCAGTCTCCGGGCCTATCAGATCGACCTCGATAACGTGGACGAGATCCTCCGACAAGCAGGTATCTCCCTGAATGCGCAGGGAGTTATCACCTACGCGGATGACAACGTTAACATGTGGCAATCAAAGCTGAACGTCCAGGCGGACCGGATCAGCCTGGTTGTCACCGGGTCCGGGGCGAATGCGCAAGTCAATCCGGCCAGCATTGTGGCAGCCGTGAACGCCCAGACCGGGTCCTTTGTGCAGATCAGCGCGGACAAGATCAACCTGACAGGGTATGTGACTGCAACTCAGCTTTCGGCGGAAGTTGCGAACATCAATGTGAACATTTCCAACGGCGTTATCACGTCTTCCCTCGAAAGTGATATTGTCAATACGGCAGAGCTGGAGGTTAATGGCCGTTACGCATCTTGGCAATCAACGTATGTGGTCACCGGGATCAACCTGCGCCTTGTCTCCTTTGAGGACGGCGCCGGGAATGACCAGACGCTCCGCGTATTCCGGACGGATGATTCCTTCACCGGGAAAACAATTTACTATCTCGGCCGCACGAGCGCATAACGGAGGCGCGCATGTACGATCAGTATCAGCTCATTGATAAGATCATCAATAATCTGGCGAGCATCACTATCCCGGCGTCCCCGCACAACGCGGCGACGATGACAGAGGTATACCAGCAGCTCGTGGCGCTGTCTAAGGGGCTGCGAGAGGAAGAGAAGCGGAAGGAGGCGGTGGTCCATGAGAGCCGTAACGACGGACCGGGGGAAAACGTATGAAGTCGACTATGCCTGGGCGCCTCTGGCAGACGGGTCCTGCCTGATTACCATGCAGGATGATCGGCGCTTGCCCGTGATTGCTTCCGAGTTTGACGGGCTGCAGAAGATTCATTTTGTGGATGATGAGACGGGGGCAGCCGACTGGGAGGGATACTCCCGCCTGACAGACCTCGACACAATCCAGCCCGGGAAAATCCGAATCAGGCTGAAAAAGGAGGGGTGAAAAGATGCAATTCCCGAACATGTTTTTCGTGGATGTGGACAAAGGGCCGGTAACGCAGCCGCTGCATCCGCTGTTCCTCGGGGACGCGCTGGCGAACCGCATCGGCGTCTACCTGTACAAGGACGGGGAACCATTCTCCCCGGGCGGCTCCGCGTTTGGGCGGGCGGTCCTTTCCGGCGGGGAGACGGTGCTGATTCAAAACGGCGTCGTTTCCGAGAATCAGATCTATATTGACCTTCCTTCCGGCGTCTACGCGGAACAGGGGCCGGTGAAGATCACCGTCTCATGGACCGACGGCACCACCACGACCACGGTTCTCGAGGGGACCGGGAACGTCCGCCTGACTGAGACCGGAACGATCATTGACCCGGGAACGATCATCAGCGACGTGACCGCGCTGATCCAGGCGATTGAAACGGCCGTGGCCAGCATTCCGCCGACGTATACAGACCTGCTCGAAACCATCGCGCCGGTATTCTCCACGGACGACGACTACACGGCCGGTCAATATGCCTGGTACGAAGGCAGCCTGTACAGGTTCACGGCGAATCACAGCGCTGGAACATGGAGCGGGGCAGACGTGGTGCTTGTGACCGTGGGCGCGGAGACGGCAGGAGCCGTCCGCTACGACATCGCCCAGAGCCTCACGGCGGCGCAGAAGACGCAGGCTCAGGCGAACATCGGCGCTACACCTGACACGACACTGAGTGTTGCTGGCAGTCCTGCGGATGCTGCGGCGGTGGGTCAGGTAAGGAGCGCTTTTGACTCTGTAGTCGATTTGAACGGCCTGGCATCCGAGATCATTGTCGGCACATGGATTGACAGCACGGCTATCCGCTATGACAACGGACAAACGAGAAGCTCGACAAATTTCAATGCAACGGATTATCTGCCTGTTACTCCGGGTGAAACCATCAGTCTGCCGATCCCTGTATATAAATCATCTACAGGCACACAGGCAGTATATGGCCTGATGTTTTACACGAGCGCCAAGGCGTATATTTCCAATAGCGGCCATCAGATGAAGCTGGCTACAGGCGATAACACCGCCGAAATCGTCAGACTGACTGTGCCGGATACTGCGGCATATGTACGCACAACGTGGTACAAAGACACGGCAACATATGACTGGGACGGCACGTTTGAGATCATCCGCTATCCGGCCGTTACAGAGGGTGGATATCTTGTCGAACTTGGGCAGGATGAGATCAACGAGTATTGCGGCATCACGTCATCTGGCATCAGCTACACAATGACCTTATGGGGAGTGACGAGCTACATTGACTGCCACGGTGTGGGCAAGATCACCGTAAAAATGCCTGTGATTTCTTCGTCCGTTTCCAACGTTGTCGGCCTTGATTTTTACGATCAGAGCAAGACAAAACTGTCTTTTGTAGCAGCAAATCGCGGCGACGCAAACGGCGCGGAAATGCGCACCCTGACAGTACCGGAAGGCGCTTACTATTTCCGGACAACCTACTGGAAAACCGATAACGCCAAATTGTATGGCGGCGATTTCTATTGCTCGTTCCGCACGACGGAATATGATATATTCAGGCCGTATCAGAGCGGATATATTTTCTATAGCCCGCTGGTGAACCAGTCTGTGAACCAGTACTGGGAAACCGATCTGGACACGGAACTTGGCGCTGATATGAAGCAGACCACGGGCGTCCTGCTCCTTCCGGAAAACTATAACCCGAACGGAAAACCCGTTCCGGTGATCATGTATTTCCATGGAATTTCTCACTATGTGTACTACGATCACTGGGGCGATGACGAAGCTTTCCGTACCCAGAAGGCGCAGTGGGCGGCGCAGGGCTTCGCCGTGATTGACTGCAATGGAGCACGGAATAACAACAAGACCGGGCACTTTACGTCCGGAGGCAGTTTACAGTATACCGACGGCTATCACAGGTGCTTCGAGTACGTCAAGCGGCACTACAACGTTGAGCAGTTTTGTCATGTGATTTGCGCGTCTGCCGGCGGCATCCCGGGTATCAACTACTGCTACTGGTTCAACGACGCGAAATCACTGCAGATGCTGTCCGCATGGACGAGCCTTAGAAATAACCAGTATGCCACCGGACAGACCGCATCCATGATCGAGTATCTTGGATGCGATTTCACGGACGGCTATGACGCAACCGCCGACAAAACAATTGGCTTCGATCCGACGCTTCGCATCCTGACGATTGACAGCACAAAATACTTGCCGCAGTTGAGCATCCCTGCCAAGGCATTCCTCGGAAGCACGGAAGAGGGCAACCACATCTGGACGGCACTGCAGAACTTTGTTGCGGCGCTTCGGAACGCCGGGCAGAGCGTGAGCCTGAGGATCGTTGACGGCGCGACGCACAAAAATATCTGCTCCGATGATATCTTGGCACTCAATACCGAGTACGCCAATTTCTGCAAGTCTGTATAAGGGGGCGGCTGTATGTACGAGTACGAAGGATTCACGGCAAAGATCTGGCATGACGGTATGAAATGGCTCGGCATCGTCTTCGGTCTGGATATCCGGTTTGAGGCTGATACGGAGGAAGCCGCGGTTGAAATGTTCCACGGGATTGCTGACGAGCACGCTCCGGAACCGGATTAATTAAGGTGCCGGAGGCCTGACGCATCCCGGGGGCGGCCTGCGTGGCTTGCGCGGCCGCCCCATCCTGAGAGAGGGTGGTGCTTATGACTGACCTGGAGCGGGCCATCATTGCGGCAGCGGAGGCCCACATCGGCGACCCGTATGTTTTCGGCGCGTGGGGCGGGCGCTGCACTCCGGCATATCGGCAGCAGTACGCGGGCTACAATCCGTCTCACGCCTCCGCGATCTACAAGGCCTGCCCTGTGCTGAGCGACCGGGCGGAGAGCTGCGCCGGGTGCAAGTGGGACGGGGCGCTGGCCTTCGACTGCCGGGGTTTTACATACTGGTGCATCAAGGCAGCGACCGGCTTTAAACTGTCCGGCGGCGGGGCTTCCTCGCAGTACAGGACCGGCTCCAACTGGTCGGAGAAAGGGACGCTTGACAGCCTTCCGGCGGATTCTGTTGTCTGCATCTTCCGACAAGGCAGCGACGGGAAAATGATTCACACAGGCCTGTACATCGGCGGCGGCGAGGTGATCCATTGCAGCGTGACCGTCAAGCGGGAGCCGCTCAGCGCCGGGAAGTGGACGCACTGGGCGCGGCCGGCCTGTCTGGCGGACGGGTGGAAACCGGAGAAGGGAGAAACCGTGAAAAGAACGCTTGTGAAGGGGAACAGAGGCACCGACGTGGCGGAGCTGCAGGCCGGGCTGAATGGGCTGGGCTACGACTGCGGAACCGTCGACGGGATCTTCGGCCAGAAGACGCTGGCAGCCGTGAAGGCGTTCCAGGCTTCCCATGGCCTGACCGTGGACGGTGTAGCCGGGCCTAAGACACAGTCGGCGCTGCTGGCCGCGCTGGCGGAAGACAAGGATGATCCGGGCGACCGGTTCACGGCGACGCTGACCGGCCTCACGCTGGCGCAGGCGGACGCCGTGCGGAGAGACTGGCCGGACGCGGTTATCGTGCTGGAGGAGTGATGCGGGCGCAAAAAAAGCCCGCACAACGGGGCAACGTCATGCGGACAGGTGCCGCGGGAGGCAGCTTCAGCCAAGGCGATTATAGCCCTCTGAGGCGTGACTGTCAACCGCAGCTATTCGCGGGCGCTCCGCGTCCGTTGGGATCCATGACGCTGGAAAGGAGGGAGACCAATGGACAACATGGAAGGCGAGATCATCCGCCACTCTGAGCAGATCAAGACGCTTTTCAGCCGCACCGAGCAGCTCGAGAAGATCGTCGAATCAGTCAACGCGCTGGCCCTGTCCGTCAAGGAGCTGACGCTGGGGCAGTCGTCCATGATGGCCAGCATCAAGGGCTTGCGAACGGACGTGGACGCGCTGAAGGACGAGCCGGGCAAGAAGTGGAAAGACATCACCGGCAAGGTACTGTGGCTGGTCCTGGCCGCGGCGCTTGGCGTCGTGCTGGGGAAATTCGGACTGCAGTAAGTTGAAGTCAAGAAGGAGGGCAACCCATGAGCGAGGATCTGAAGCGGAAGCTGACAAGCCGGAAGTTTTGGGCGGCCGTGGCCGTGTTCGTTGCGGGGATGATTAAGGCCTTCGGCGGCGCGGAGAGCGTGGCGGCGGAGGTGACCGCGCTGATCATGGCCGGGGCCGCGGTGGTGGCGTACATCATCGGCGAGGGCCTGATCGACGCGGCCGGGGCGAAGGATGACGGCGTGGTGATCCTGCCGCAGCCGGCGGAACAGAAACCGCCCGATCTGGATGAGGATGACGGGAAGTGACAGAAAACCGCTCCGGAGCGATCCGGGGCGGCTTTTTTTGTGCGCTTGACGCTATGCGAATAGTGTGATAGAATGCCGATGAAGGGCCGCCAGACGGTCCGGAAGGAGGCAGCATCATGGCATTCGACAAGAGCAAGTATGACCAGCAGTATTTCCGAGAGCACGTTGTCCGGAAGTTCCTCCCGTTCAACAAGGAGAAGCCGGAGGATCGGCTCCTGCTGGATTGGCTTCAGCAGCAGCCGAATTTCACGCAGTACGTGAAGGAGCTGATCCGGGCGGACTACTACCGGCGGACGGCACCGACACCGGAGGAAGAAACCGACGCAGCAGGCGACTGCGGCTACTGAGAGACACAAGGCGCGGCAAGAGCTTCAAGCCGCGCCAGCTTTTTTGTTGGGGGACTTGACACGTTGCGCAAAGTGTGCTATACTTGAATCACAGAAAGAGAGAGACCCACCACCCAGCCAGGGTGGGGCGGGGGCCCCCGGCGGGCCGGCCGAGCCGAGAACCTTGACAACTTCATAACGAACAGCACCAGGTGGGACTGTAAGCCGCAAGGCTTCCAGAATATGGCAGGCCGGAAAGACGGCCGGGAGGGAACGCTATGTTCCGCAAAGCCATCACCACCACCACCGCGTCCAAGATCACGGCCACCGTCAACGCTCTCGCAAGCGCCGGTGACCCCGCGACCGCCGAGCTCATGAGGCGCTGGTTCAACCAGACGTTCGAGGGCTTCGTCATCGAGCAGGTGACCGACGGGAAGCGGAGGATCCTGGGGTACAGGCTGACCAGCGACCTGTACGGGGTCGACCTCCGGGAGACCGAGGTCAAGCCCCCTGTGGCCCGTAAGAAGGCCGCGCCCAGGGCCAACGTCGAGGAGCCGGACAGCCCGGCGCCTGCCAATGGCAGGTATGCCGGCTGGTACGAAAAGCTGGACGCCATCCTGCCGCCGATGATCGAAACGGGGGGTGAGCGAGTGGTGTAAGGGTGAGCCTCCAGGGGGCGGGTCCGCGAGGGCCCGCTCTTTTCCGTTGCCTGAAACAGGGGCCGGCGGCCGGATAGCGATTCTGACGCGCAGGAGGGCCGCTATGGCCGGTGTGGGCGGTTGCGTGTGTGTTTATGCGCGTGCGGAGAGGGCGCCGGAAAACGGCCTTAAAACGGTCGGAATCTTGTGGATAAGTTGGCGTGAGTTATCCACAGAGTTTCCCACAGTGGCGAGGTGGGTGCCTGCTGCGGGCCTGCTGCTGCGGCTGCTGCTGGATGTGCCATTGCGGGGCGCCTGAGGGGCCTGCAGCGCGTTCTGGGCGCGGGCTGGTGTTCTTGCCTGCAGGATGGTGGAGGCGCCTCTATGGGCTTCCTGCGGCCTGGAATAGCAGGCACGTGATCCGGCGGCTGGATGGCCTGCAGCTGGGCTTCCGGTTGTCGGTAGTAGTGTCGGTAGTAGAGCGCGAAAATGAGCTACAGAGGCGTACAGGGCGCAGCTGCTGCGCGGCGCAAAAAATGCCCTGCATCCGTTGAGACGCAAGGCATTGAGCGGAAAAGCCGGGGGTGAATCCGGGCGGCGGTTTGGGGCTGGCGTTCCCTTCAGAGGGTAGTGTAGAATCAAGGCTTTTCAACGGCTGCAGCCGCTTCTGTCGGTAGTAGGTCGGTAGTACGTCCGATTGTGTTGACAGCGGACAGAATGGCCTCCTCATCAGGATGGGCGTACCTGTCGAGCATCCGGCTGTTGGCCCAGCGCATGATCCGCTGCACGGTCTGAGGCGCGATGTTCTCCGTGATTGTCAGCGCCGTGGCCGTGGTGTGCCGGCAGCAGTACGGCTCAAGGCGGCGGGTGCCTGCTGCTTCCAGCGCGGCGTAATAGTGCAGATACAGGGGCTTTTCCGACTTGAGCCACAGCGGGTGGCCCGGATCGGCGAGGGCGGCGTCGAGGATCGGGATCACAGCGTCTGGCAGCCAGATCGGGGACTCCTGCCGGACCTTCGTCTTCAGGCCGGCGCCGATAATCTGGTGATCTTCCATGTGGATCATGGCCGGCGTCATGCGCATGACTTCGCCGGGCATCATGCCGGTGTAGATCATCAGCAGCGGGATGGCCGCGTCCTTGTTCCCGGCTTCGTACAGCCTCCACAGCGCTGCCTGCTCTTCCGGCAAGAATGGGCAGCGTTCTTTTTCGTGCAGATCCGGCAGGATGATGTAGCTGGGCAGGTCCTTGGACACCCATCCGTCCGCGCCGGCCAGCTTGAACAGGTGAGACAGCAGCACCTTGCAATCGCGGGCCGTGTAGTGGGTGGAGGCGGCCTCGCTGACTGTCTGGCGCAGCAGGGCGACCGTCAGCTGGTCCATCGGATAGTCATGCAACGGCTTCAGGCGCTTCCATGCGATGATGTATGCTCCCCTCTTGCACCTTGACAGCTTGTTGCACTCGCCGGCGAAGTACAGCTCTGCATAGTGAGAGAGGCGCGGGGCGATCTTCCGGACGGTCGGGGCCTTCAGCAGCTCCGGGCAATAGGCCAGCGCTTCACGCTTCGTCTTGAAGCCGCCTTTTGTGCGCTTGATCGGAATCGGCTGGTTGTCCTTGCCCATCTTCCAGCCGATCACCACCTGCGCCGTCCATGTGCTGCCGCGCTTGTATGCGGTGCCCTGGCCGTTGCCTCTGGCTTTCGGCTTCATTTCGGATCAGCTGCCTTATTCATGCGGATTCCTCTCTTTCAGGATGCTCAAGCGCCCAGATGTCGAGCCAGTCATGATGCAGATCGCCGTGCAGGAAATGCTGCATTTCATGCCAGAAGGCCTTCGTCCGGGCCTGCGGGGAAAGGGCGTCGTTGATCCAGATCAGCGGCCAGCCGTCTTCCGTCTCCGCAATCAGCGCGTGGACGTCACCCGGGAGGCGGACAAGGCGGCAGGTGTAGTCATCGTACGGGTAGACTTCAGGATCCATTATCCTCCTCCTTTGCTTTGAGCGCGCGGAGCATCGCAACCGCGGCGCGCAGGTGCTCAGGCTTCGCCCCATCGGCGGCGTCGAACAGCACGCGCAGCTCCGGATCAGCGCGCAGCTTGTCACGGATCGCCCAGGCGTCATCCTGAGCGGTGGACTGTTCCTCATTCAGATCGATCAGCCGCGTCGGATCCATGCGGAGAATGCCGGCCAGATCGCGGAGCTTGTCCCGCCCAACGTTCTGGATCATGCCTGTCTCCCATTTCCGGACGGTGGACTTCCCGACACCACACGCCTGGCCTACTTGTTCGAGGGTCAGGCCCAGCGCTTTTCGTCGTTCGCTGATCAGCTTCCCGAAATCCATGGTGCTTCCTCCCTCTGTTTCTTCATCTGAGCGCGGTTTGAATTATAGCACGAAAGTTTCCTTTGCGCAACTATTTTTGCAAAAACGCTTGACAAGCTCCGAATCATGATGTATAGTTGAGGTGTCCTTTAGGACACGAGGGAGGTGAACAGGCATGGATGCACGAGCACTCAAGGCGAAGATGATTCTCAAGGATGTGAGCACTGAGGAACTGTGTAAGGCGACCGGGATGGTGCCTTCCACGTTCTACCGGAAGATCAATTGTGCGTCAGAGTTTACGCAAGGCGAGATTTCGATCATTGCTCACGTTCTGGAATTGTCTAGAGACGAGGTGTTCGCAATTTTTTTTGCCGACGTGGTGTCTTAAAAGACACATTCACACCAACCGACTAAGGAGGCACATCATGGCATACCTGTACAGCGTGGAGGGCCACATCGGCCTGCTGGAGATCAGGAACAACCTGCGCGGCGAGAAGATCATCGAGAGCATCGTGGTGGGTCAGGACGATCCGGACCACAATCCGCCGGTGCTGCTGCACGTGGCCTGCGGGCTGTTCGACTACCTGCTGGAGCTTGAGGGCGACGACATGGAGGAGCGCTATCTCCGGAAGCGCTTCTGGTACGACGACACGCTGACCGTGATGGCCATTGAGGTGCTGAACCGGAACGGCGAGACCTGCAAGGCGATCTTCGACACGACCGTCCGCGGCGTGTGGCGGCGCAGCATCTGGGGCAGCGTTTCCCCGATGAACGTGGACAATCCGCCGGCGCTGGATGCGGACTCACAGAACTGCATCAGGGACAACTTCAGGAGGCTGCGGCATGGAGATCTCATCATCGGTTGAGGCGCTGATCCGCTCACCCAGGGCGGACA